GTCATATATAAAAGGGACTGGTGGTGAATCTGACGGACTTATTCCAATGATGAAGACATATAATGAAGTTGCTCGTTGGATCAACCAAGGGGGTAAGAGAAAGGGTTCTTTTGCTGTTTATCTTGAACCATGGCATTCTGATATTTTCGAGTTTATTGATTTAAGAAAAAATCACGGGAAAGAAGAAATGAGGGCTAGAGATTTATTTTTAGCAATGTGGACCCCTAATTTGTTTATGAAACGTGTTGAAGAAGATGGTGATTGGTCATTATTTTCACCTGACGAAGCACCAGGATTATCTGATGTATATGATGACCCATATAAGTTTACACAAGAATTTACAGAATTGTATGAGAAATATGAAAAACAAGGAATCGCTAGAAAAGTAGTTAAAGCTAGAAAATTAATGGACGCTATTTTAACTGCTCAGATTGAAACAGGTACCCCATATATGTTATATAAAGATGCTGCGAATTATAAATCTAACCAAAAAAATCTTGGTACGATTAAATCCTCTAATCTTTGTAGCGAAATAATAGAATTTAGTTCACCCACAGAACAAGCCGTTTGTAATTTAGCGTCAATTGCGTTACCTAAATATATTGTGGATGGTGAATTTAACCATCAATTGTTATATGAATATACTTATCAAATTGTAAAAAATCTGAATAACGTCATTGACTTAAATTTTTATCCAACAAAGGAAACTATGACTTCAAATATGAGACATAGACCGATTGGTATTGGTGTACAAGGTTTATCAGATGTTTTTTGTTTATTATCATTACCATTTGAAAGTAATGAAGCTGATAAACTACAAATAGAGATTTTTGAAACAATTTATTTTGCAGCATTAACATCTTCAAAAGATTTGGCTAAAGAAAATGGTCATTACGAAACATTTATTGGTTCCCCGTTATCTCAGGGTTTATTTCAGTATCAATTATGGAATAAAAAAGACGAAGATAATAGTGGTAGATGGGATTGGAAATCATTAAGGGAAGAAATTTTAATTTTTGGTGTTAGAAATTCATTATTAGTTGCACCGATGCCAACTGCATCGACTGCTCAGATATTAGGAAACAATGAAGCATTTGAACCATTTACAACAAATTTATATACAAGAAGAACATTAGGTGGTGAATTTGTATTAATAAATAAACATTTAATAAAAATGTTATTAGAAAAGAATTTGTGGTCTGAAGAATTAAAAAGAAAATTAATCATTGAAAATGGTTCCGTACAAAATATACCAGAAATCCCAACTGATGTAAAAGAAATATTTAAAACTGTATGGGAAATGTCACAAAAAAGGTTATTAACAATGGCGTCAAATCGTTCTATATATATTGATCAATCACAATCTCTAAATTTATTTATCGATAATGTTACAAAACAAAAATTATTAGCAGCCCACATTTATGGGTGGAAACTTGGTTTAAAGACTGGAATGTATTATTTAAGGACAAGATCCGCTGTCGACCCGTTGAAAGGTCTAGGTATTGATACATCAAGTGTTAATGTGACACCAACTATTACAAATGAATTAAATGTAATGGAAGTTAAAAAACCAAGTGATTCACCTTTTGAGTGTGAAGGATGTGGTTCATAAATATATAGGAGACTCCCTCAAAGTACTATACTGTCGTTAAGGCGTACCTTAAGCTTCTATGTTTTGAGAATACAGGGGGTGAATATCGAAACACAAATTATCTTAAAACCCAACTTAAAGTTGGGTTTTTTTATTTTATAATATTTATAAACAAATAATATGGTTTTATATGGCAAAAACATATGGTATTGATTTTCCTTTTAGTGAAAGTAGAAAGGGTTATTTTTTAAATATGACCGAAACACCTGATAGAGAGATTAGGGCAAATTTATTACATTTAATATTAACTAGACGAGGAACAAGGTATTATTTACCTGATTTCGGCACAAGACTTTATGAATATATTTTTGAACCAAATGATTCAATAACATTTCAAATAATAGAAGATGAAATTAGAACTACAGTTAAAAATTTTATTCCAAATTTAGATATAACACAAATAAAAATAGTACAAGCTGAATTAGATACCGAAGAACCTTCAAGTGTTAGTGAAGAAAGTGATAGTCGATTGTTTAGAATTTCAAACAATTCTTCTAAACCATATACGGCTAAAGTTAGAATAGATTACGATATAAATAATGAACCATTTACTTCATCAGATTTTATAATTATTAATATATAGTATGGGAAAAAAAATAAGTTATTCAGTTAGAGACTTTGCAGGATTGAGACAAGAATTAGTTAATTTAACTAAAGAATATTATCCTGATTTAATAAAAAATACAAATGACGCGTCCATTTATTCTGTTTTATTAGATTTAAATGCCGCGGTTGCAGATAATTTACATTTTCATATTGATAGAGTTTGGCAAGAAACAATGTTAGATTTTGCTCAACAAAGACAATCATTGTTTCATATTGCTAAAACATATGGTCTAAGGATTCCTGGCAATAGACCATCAGTTGCGTTATGTGATTTTTCAATAAATGTACCCACTAAAGGCGATAAAGAAGATGAAAGATATTTGGGTGTTTTAAAATCAGGTACACAAGTTTCTGGTGGAGGACAATCTTTTGAAACATTGGAAGATATCGATTTTTCAAATCCATTTAATAGTAAAGGAGAACCGAATAGGTTAAAAATACCTAATTTTGATGGTAATAATACCCCGATATCTTACACAATCATAAAGAGAGAACCGGTAGTAAATGGTGTAACAAGAATCTTTAGAAAAGTAATTACTGAGGTTGATCAAAAACCATTTTTAAAGGTATATCTTCCTGAACAAAATGTTTTAGGTGTCACTTCAGTTATTCATAAAGACGGGACATCTTTTGGTGGGAACCCAACAAATTCAGAATTTTTAGATATAACAAATAAATGGTACGAAGTTAAATCATTAATTCAGGATAAAGTTTTTATTCCTGATTCAAGTAGTGTATCAGATAGAGATAATTTCAGAGCAGGAAAATATATAAATGTAACAAATAAATTTATTTCTGAGTATACACCTGAAAACTATTTTTATCTTACTTTTGGTAGTGGAAATGTTGACCCTATAAGTAATTTAGATGATTATATGTCAGGATCAATGAAAGTTAATTTAAGTACATATTTAAATAATATGTCATTAGGTATGATACCTAAAGTTGGGACAACTTTATTTATAAAATACAGAATAGGAGGAGGAAAAGACACAAATATTGGAGTTAATGTTATAACAAGTATAGATGATGTTGACTTTGTGGTTAATGGTCCAATTCCATCAATTAATACTCAAGTCTTACAATCATTAATTGTAACTAATGTTACGCCAGCTATTGGTGGAGCAGATATTCCATCTGTTGAAGAAATTAGAAGTATGGTTGGTTATAATTTTGCATCACAAAATAGAGCGGTAACTTTAAATGATTATAAAATATTAATTGAAACTATGCCATCTACATATGGTGCGCCAGCTAAAGTTAATGTTATGGAAGAAGATAATAAAATTAGAATTAAGTTATTATCATATGATGAAAATGGTAATTTGTCTGATGTTGTTTCTAATACATTAAAAGATAATATATTGAATTATCTATCTGAATATCGAATGATAAATGATTTTATTGATATTGAAAGTGGACAAGTTGTTGATTTACAAATTGAAGTTGATTTAGCAATTGATAAAAATACTAGTGAGACAGAAATCATTAAGGAAACCATTCAAGAAATTATTAGTTATTTTAATATAGAAAAACGTAAAATGGGTGATCCGTTATTTGTTGGAGACTTAAATAGAGTAATAGGTGATGTGAACGGAGTAATCAACGTAGTTAATACACGAATATTTAATTTAACAGGAGGAGAATATTCAAGTGCTGAAGTTTCACAAGCATATGTGGATAATTCCACAAAAGAAATTCTACAATCAGATATGACGATTTTTATGAAATCCAATCAAATTTATCAAATTAGATTCCCAAATAAAAATATAAAAATTAGAACCAAAGTTTTAAGACCAACAACATTCTAAAAAATATTTAATAATAAAAAAATTATGAATATATTTTAAAAAAATATAAATGCAGAAACATAGAATTTCAACAAGAATTGGAGAAGAACAAAAAATTATTGTTGAACTTAAAAACGATTTTGATTTATTAGAGATTCTTTCGTTAAAGTTCACACAATCAGATATATATACATCAATGTGTTCTGATTATGGTGTTGTTGTTGGAAGAATATCAATAAATAATGGATTAGGTATACCAAACGCAAGAGTATCTATTTTTATACCAATAACTGAAGAAGATAAAGAAGATGATGTAATATATAGTTTGTATCCTTATACCGATGTTTTAGAAAAAAATAGTGATGGTTATCGGTATAATTTATTACCATCAAGAAAACAACACTATGGACATATACCATCAGGTACTTTTCCTGACCAAAAAGATATTTTAAGTAGAGAAGAGATATTAGAGGTTTATGAGAAATATTATAAATATACAGTAAAAACAAACGACTCTGGTGATTTTATGATTTGGGGTGTCCCTATTGGAACACAAACAATACATATTGACGTTGATCTCTCTGATATGGGATGTTTTTCATTAACACCGGATGATTTTATTAATCAAGGTTTTACAATTGATTCATTTAAAAATGAGTACACATTTAAATCATCAAATGATATAGATTCTTTACCACAAATAGTTACGTTTAATCAAACTATTGATGTTTATCCATTTTGGGGAAATGAAAATTTATGTGAGATAGGAATAACAAGAGTTGACTTTGATTTATCAAATAAAGGATTAAGAATAGAACCAAGAGCATATATTATTGGCGGTACTTTTACTGATAGTGGAAAAAATTCAGTAAATAAAAATTGCGCACCAAAAAGTAGAATGGGTGCTAAATGTGATTTAACGACAAAAACAGGAATAGTTGAAACAATCAGATTTACAAATAGAAAAGATGAAAAATATAGACCAATATTAGAAAGTTTAGATTTAAATAGTGAAATAGATGAGGATGGGTCATTTATGTTTTCGGTACCAATGAATATGGATTACGTTTTCACAAATGAATTTGGTGAAAATGAATACACTAATGATACAAATAAAGGTATACCAACATCGTCATGTTATAGATTTAGGTTTAGTTTATCTAATGATGGGTTAGAAAGGGTCAGAGGAAATGGTAGTTATCTAGTTCCAAATATTAGAGAATACTCAAATAATAAAAATAAATCATATGCGTTTTCAACAAATTATGATGATTATCCACAACACGCTATTGACAATTATATATTAAATAATGAAAATGGTTTTTTCGTTCCACAGGATTATTTTTTTAGATTAAACTATAATAAAGTATATACAGTTTCTTCTTTTCAAAGTTCATATTTTAAAGGGTCAAGTTTTAGAAATCAATTTATTGGATTAAAAGATATAGTACCGATAGAAGAAAGTGATTGTTCAAATAGTGTTTTAACGCCACCAGTAAATTTTGCTGTTAGGAATTATTCAATTCAGGTGTTAACATCAGAAGTGTTATTATTTTTTGAACATTTAATAACTCTTAGTTTATTTATTTTTACAAATACTTTATCGTATATTATTCATTCCTTCGCTAATATTCTAAATATTTGGCCTATAAAAAGCGTTTCTAAAAGTATTAGAAAGTTAGCGTACGATTTTCAAAATTCTTCACAAAGAAAATTATATTTAATAAACTATCCAGAATGTGAAGAATGTAATGGTGAAAACGAATTCGGAACTCCACAAACATCGATAGATGTTGGATATTGTAAGATAGGTACAATTAGTATAACAGGGTCTTCTATTGACACGAATAGAATTTTAAATGTAAATAACGATGTATTTTATCAAACAACATATACAGGGTATTCTACACCAATATGTAGTGACGCAATATTAATTACCGGTACTTCTCAATGTGATATTGCTCAAATATTTGTTACAAATCAAAATGATTATGTTTTAACATTTAGTGTAGATACAGATGTTATAGATATAATTGAATTAGACCAAGTAACATCATCAGATATTACTGGATTTGAAATCACAACATATCTTGATATATCAAGTAATTGTACTGGTTATACACTAACATTTAATGATCCTAATGGTTATTTTAACACTACTGTTCCATATAATTGTGATATAAGAGATAAAAATAGTTATGAAGGTGGTGAAAGAAACCCAACACCTGAAATTGAAGTTGGTTGTGAATTATATGATGTACCATATGATGAGAATATAATAGATATGTATTATATTGGAACAGGAAGGACACCAACATTATCACCTTCTTTAGGTGATGATATTGTTGCAACTAGAATATCAAACAGTGAAAAATATGGATTACCTCCATCGTATGAAGGTAATTTTTATACACCAAACACACCTACAGACACTAATGGTAAGGCATATAGTGAATTTAGTAATGGTGTTTTTTATTTTATACCTGGAACACAAAATTCAACAAGGGTTTACGAAATATTAAAAGAATATAGAAGAAGAAAAAGAGTTGGTAAATTATTTTGTAGTGGGGTGGTTAATTATGGTTTTATAGATAATTGGTTAAGTGGTTCATTATATTTTTTTCAATTTAAGTCAAAAGTTAAATGGAAAAGTGAATCTGACTTAGAATTAAACGTAAGAAAAACGAATTATTGTAAAGATTTACTTTATTATAAAGTAAAAGAATCGAGTAGTGGCGATTCGGATAAAAGATTTTATTATAGATCAACTTTATGTAATTATAATGGTACATTAATTGGTGGCGATTATACTTTTAATAATGTAAAAATAAATGATATAAAAAGAATAGGGCAACCAACAACAATGGTTGATTTAGGACCTAGAGATGAATTTATTAAAGAAATATGTACAGATGAAAATCTTGACCCATCATGTTCTATTGTTAGGACAATTGGGCCAACTTCATATCAAAATTTTGGGGAGATTCTTGGTTTAGCTATAAATTATAGAATGGATGTCGAATCAGGTAATACTTTTAGTATAGGTTCTTTTTTTGATAATAAAGGTTTTCGAGATAAAGGTTTTGTTGGTTTAGAAGTATTAGGTGGTGATATAATACAATTAATTTCAATTAATAATGAAGTTGGTATTGATGAATTTAATTTACAAAATCAAAAATATTTAGGTTATTCTTATGAACAATTAGATCCTGAAACATATTCTTCAGTTTTTAAAAACGGTACAGATACATGGGGTCCATTACCTATCACTATGCAATTTGATGAAGATGGTGCAAAAGTAAGGTATTGTTTAAATGATGTGGGTAGATTAACTGAGTCTTCACAGATGGTTCCTTTTTATTTATGGGATAAAAAAGGAACAGGATTTGGCCCATATGATAATGAAACAAAAGACGACCAATCGTGGGAATATGATAGTATTCAAGTACAACCATTACAAGGAATGACATATGGGTATAATTTAACAGGTGGAACAAATAACGAATCGGATAAATATTTATTACCACCAATTACATATACATTTAGTGGTTTAACGATAACAGGTAGTCCATTAACAGATGTTGAATTAGATGATTATTTAGAATTTGATGTTATAGAGGATTTTATTATTGATAATCATACAATATATGATTCACAGTATCCAGGTTTCACATATTTATGGGTGACAGGTGGAACAGAATCTAACCCATCATCAGGAATTTTATATACCAGATATGGAAATTCAGGAAATTGGGATGTGTCAAATTGGGATAATAGAACGAAATTTATAATAAAAAGAACTGAAAATTATTATAACGGAAATAAACAAATATTATCTACACCATTTTTATTTTATTTTGGTTTAAGACCGGGTAACACTGGTGTAGATAAATTTATAAAAAGATTTGGGCCTTTAGGTGCCTTTCCCCCGATTGAATAATGAAAAAGAAACAATTATTATTACCATCTAAAAAATTTTTTGGGGCTATTAACGAAGACCTTAATCTAAAAATAAATTTAGATGAGACTAAAAATCTCCTTAGAGAAGGGGATAGAACAACAATATTAGATACGTCTGTTTTATTTAATAAAGAAAGAAATGAAAGTACATATTATAAAATTTATGGAAAACTAAAAATGATTTTTCGTAATATGTATAGTGGGTCAACGTCATACCAACCATTAAATAAAAGTTTATATTTAGTAAATGATGATGGTATTAATTTTGATGGATATCTACCTTATAATGAATTTGCATTTTTAAGAAACGATATAAAAAGAGAAGTAAACATTCCAATATCAAGTGATATTTTATCTGGGTTTACACAAAATATTGTTGTAAGTGGACATACAGACCATGTTGAAATAACACAATCTACTGTGCCTTATCATAATTGGAATATTTGTTTATCTTATATTCATTCAAGTGACCCAACTTATCCTATGAAATATACTTTAAGTGGAGGAACAACATATAGTTTTAGTGCTCAAGATGGTATACCATTTTTAGTTACAGAAACAAAATCAACTTATATTTTTAATAGTTCGGTATATCATGGAATTAATGAAGGTGAATATATAGTAATTTTAGGTGGTACATTAAATAATACAGTCCCATTATCGGGTAGAACTTTTTTAGTCACATCAGTAGGAAATGAATTATTTAATTCTGAAAACTACGTGATAGAAATAAATAAATCAGAAATACCAACAGGTACAACATTATCAAAGGTTATTTTAGGTAAAAGATGTATTAATAAAAACAAATTAAACGAAACATTATCAGAATATTATGTCCATAAACATAAAGTATTAACTATGGGTGATGGTTTTGTTCTTGATAATATGGGGTTTGAATCTTCAATATGGGAAAATGAAAAAAAATTAATTTTTAAAAATAGTGGAAATGAATTTAATAAAATTGTTTTTAGAAATAGAATGGAATCTTTAATATATGATTTTAAAACACCGTTTTCTTTAGTAGGTTTAAAAAATAATTTAGGTTATTTACCTACAGATGTTTATGTTTCTATTATTTTTAAAAATAAAAATGGATATTTTGATTATCCGTATAAAGTTGGTTATAAATTTAATTTTCATGATACTTGGATAGATAAACATTTTAGTGGTAGTACTGCAATAGAGACAACTGTTCCATATGGAACATTTGTTAAATCTGGAATAACTTTCACATCTGGTTCAACAATAACAACAGGCGCCACATTAATTGGTGCGTTTATTGAATATAATAAATTTGAATTAAAAGAAAGGGTGGTTAGTGAAGCTTTTCATAAAATAACGTCACCATTAGAAATATTTAACCATAATCAAAATGACCCATCTACGTATTCTGGTGTATCTATCAATAATAAAGTTGGATTATATTATCAACCACACTATAAAGTTAAACTTAGAGAACTTTCACCATATATTGAAACATCTGTAACGAATGAAATATATGGTTTACCACAAAACGCTAAATATTTTGAAAATGAAGGGTTATGGAAATGGAGAGATATTTATGACCATGGTTTTATTGATTCAGAAGGTAATGGTACAAATTATCCATTCATAAATAATATCCATTATATTAAAAATGATATAAATTTTTATTTTAGAAATGAACAACAATTTACAAACAAACAAAATAAAATAAAAAAAATAACAAGAATAAATTGTTAAAGTGAAATTATTAAGAAAAAATACAGATCAGAATTTAATTTTAAATACCGACCAATCTTTTAAAACTGATTTGGGTTGGACTGAGAATGCTGAAGTGTTAGAAAAAGAAATATTATACCAAATCATAAATCCATCGGATAATTATGAAACTGTTAGATATTCACATAAACCTTATATCAATACAAATGGATTCGAACAATTAGATATATGGTTTTATTTTTATTTTGGTGATTATTCTTATCAAATAATTAGTCCTGTTGAATCAATCATAACAGGGGTTTCATATCAACAAGATTATAGATTAGTTGATATAACGGTACAAGAGAATACGACATTATTAAAACAATCAAGTGAAAGTTTTTTTAGATTAGAATTTTATAAAACTGCAAATGATGAATCACCTAATAATCTTAATAGACGATTAGTTTTTTCAAAAAATTTACCATTACCAATTGGAGAAAAAATATTTTATACTGGTACAACAATAGAGGGGACACCATCTTTTAATGAAAATATTTTTGTTCCTGTTTTTGTTGGTTCTAATTTTAAAAATAGAGAAAATATGTATCTCTTTTGGTTTTCAGACGACAGTCCATTTAATGAAACTAATCTAACTGGAAATACATTTTATGTGACTGCTAAGTTTTATAATTCAAAAACAGGAAATATAATAGATTTTACAAATAAACAAAAAACACCTAACGGTGTAATAATTGAAGAAAATGATTTATATTATAAAATGATTATAGATAGAACAAATTTTTCATATGAAATTTTTGAATTTAATGGTTCTTTATGGTCTAGAATAGGTCTATCTGATAATCCAATAAAGTTTTATGAACGATTTTTATAATGGAAAAAAACACATATAAATTATTAAAAAAAAATATTCCTAAGATAAAATTACATTCGTTATCAGGACAATACTGGTATGATAATTTAGGTGTATTAATTCCATGGTCAGGTTCCACTAATCTTCCACCATCTAATGGAGATATGGTGTATAATATTTCAAATAACATATCAGAAGGTTATTATATGTGGTCAGGATATACTTGGGTATCTATAAGTAAATCTACAGCAATGGGAAATCATGAAATCCCGATATATTTAGAATCGTCTGTTGATGAAATGGGGGTTATGGTTGGGTTTGATGGTGATATTGAACAAATAGAACAAGTTTGTAATTTTTCATACACACAAACAGGTAACACTCTTCAAGTGTATAATACAGTTGATACTAGTAAAGTTTCCGAAATAAATGAAATTAATTTTACAATTGAATGGGGAGATACAACGACAGATATATTTACGGCACATACTGGAACAACACTTAATTCGTTAACTAAAACATATGGTACTGGTGGAGTTAAACTTGTGACTATTTCACTTGACACACCATGGTTAAATTTTAAATTATCTAAAAATATTACTGTCCCTGCAAATATTAGTGTTTCAAACCCATTAGGTACATTTAGTGGATTTACTATTCCATATACCAACATTACTAATCAAACATTAAATTATTTAAATGATTTAGATTATAGTAAAACAGGAGTTACAGGAAATACTGTTTTTAATTTTGCTTCTGTGGGTAGTAGTAGAATTAATGAAAAAAAACTTTACGGTTCAAACACATATTCTGGTGTTACAATAGGAACAGAATCTGGTTTATTGTATAGTGGGTATTCAATAGACGGACTTTATTATAAAGATTTTGATGACGGTATTACCGTAATTACTGGTGCGACATCAGGATACACAAAAGAAGAAGTTATAAATTTAGTTGTAACAAGAAACGAACATTTCATTGGTTTTATTGATGAACCGACAATTTTTTCTGATATATTTGTTGAAAGAGGTAAACAAGGTGTGTTAGAAAAAACATTAAGATTATCAGAAATTGATAATATTGGTGAATTAAATATATACGGGAATGGGTATTTTAATATAAAAAAACAATAAGATTTATATTTATTAATAATAGAAAAAATATAATAAAGTGAGTGTAGGTAGTTACGGGATAATTAGACCAGCGGATGTTTCACCAGAAGATGTTGAAATATTTTATCATTATGTTTCAGGAAGAACTAGTGATGTGGTCGCACAATTAAAAAAATTAAATAGTACGGATGTTTTAACACCGGTTTTTCATAATTCAAGTACAACAGACGATACATCAGCACCTAATGTTGAAATATTAGGTGGATTATATAATCTAAAACTATCTTCTTCTGATTTTTCAGAATTGGGTGTATATACATTACATATAAGACCAAAACAAATAAGAACTACAATAACTGATTGCGGTATTTTAGCGTCTTTACCTTCTGTTAGAGGTTTAATAATAGATTTAAGTAACGTCCCATCTGTTGATAGAAATAAATTTACACCACAAGGATTAGTTGGATATAGAATTGAATATATTAATAGTTCAGATAATAAAAAAATACCAAATTTTTATAGAATAGTAACATCTTCTTTTTATTGTACAGTAATAACATCAAATTTAACTAGTACTAGTGACAAGGCATTAAGATATCAGTATAGTGAACAATCAACAAATCTTTTATTTTTAACTGTTACACCATCTTCTGCTCCATCTAATAAACCTAACACAACACCATTTATTGGATTACCATCACAAAAAATTATATTAAGTAATACTTTTTTGAATCCAACTACAATTGAAGTTGAAATGGTTGAACATGATACCAACACATTAGCATATGCTTTATATGGTAATCAAAGTAAGGCAGTATCACAAGGTATTTATACAATTTATGATAATAATAATAACATTTATAAACAGTACAATCTTTATGAAGTTAAAGACGAATTTAATGAAACTTTATATGAAGTTCGTGAAGAAAGAACTGATATCGATGAAACTTTAAATTTTGATACTATTACTGAATAATGGCAAAAAGAAAAATACCAAGTCAAGCGGCTAACGGGTCTCAAACTTTTAGTGACAATATAGTTGGAAGGCAAATCACTACAGGTAGCCCTTCTTTAGCTAATACAGTATTTGAAATAGATAAAGTCATTCCAGATAAAGATACTAAATCATTTAGATCCGAACCATTTTCAGATTTTATAACTTTAGATGATATTACAAAAAAAGATAATATTGATGTAATTGAATCAACAAACCAAAAAAATAAGAGTAATTCAATAAGATTTAAAACAAATAAAAGAAATGTTGATAAATCTTTATTTGGTTCATTAAAAGAAAGATTACTGGTTTCAGTAACAAAAATAATAAATAAATTCCCAAGTGGAATTTATATAAATTCTACGGGGCCAATATCAGATAATTCTAATTCCGCCTTTAATGTTTCATATGATTATGGTTTAGATAGGACCACATTTTATGTACAACAAAGTAAAATTTTCAATCCTTTTGATATTACGTTAATATCACCTAATAGTTTAATTAAACCAACAAAAGAAAATGAAATAAGAAATTTTTATTCATCATATACAAAATATGTTATTTTTGTTAATAATAAAAGTTATCCTATTATTAATTATTTTGAACCAAACACTTCTAATGAATTCATATTAGTTGTTAATGGTAATCCTTTTAATTATGAGCCAACATATTCTAACAATTTTTTAATTAAACCTAATGATGGAATAATTGAAAATTTTTTTACTGAATTAGATGATATTGAAGAATCTCTTTTAAACAGAGAAACGTCCCCTATTTATTCTGCAAGATTTGAAATTCCTTCTGATAGTACTGATGGTTCAAGTATAACATTACAAAATGTTGAATATAATTGGCCACTATTAAGTGATGGTTGGAATATTGCTATTACAGGTTTAGAGTTTGAAACATATGTTGAGAATTTAAAAACAGTTGCGGATGAAATTGATAACTATAAATCAAATATTATGGTTAGATTTTTATCTTCACCACAATTATTTGAATTTGATACTGAAGATAAAAGAGCACAAAATGTGTTTCAATTATATGGACAAAGTTTTGATAGTGTAAAAAAATATATAGATAATATTGCTTACATGAGAAATGTAAGTTATGATGGTATTAATAATTTACCAGATATATTATTAAAAAATTTATCTGAAAATTTAGGTTTATTTTCTACAAATCTATTTGATGAAAAAACGTTAAATGATATTTTATACACTAGAATGTCATCATCTTATAGTGGTGTTTCATTAGGGTTAAATTTAATAGAATCTGAGTATGAATTTTATAGAAGATTAATAGTTAATTTATCATTTATTTTTAAATCAAAAGGAACTAGATCGTCTATTGAATTCTTTTTAAAATTTTTGGGTGCTCCTGAACCATTAATAAAAATCAATGAATATGTTTATGAAGTCACATCAATACCAAGTAGTTTTGATTTAGAACAAGATATATATGATGTTATTTCTGGAGAAAAAAAATATTATATTTCCGAATTTAATCCAACAACATATACGTATAGTAAAACCGAAATAATTGGTAGTACTAATTTTACTAGATTCGGATATCCTGTTAACGAGAATAATGGGTTACCTAGAAGGGCTTTTAGTGATAGTGACGACATTTTTTTTGAAAAAGGTTCTGGATGGTATGATATAACTCTTGATCATAGATCTTCAACAATCATTGATAACGATAATTCTATACTAACAGGTAGAACAAAAACAATTAAAACAAAAAATAAAGATTACACATATGGTGAAGATTATTTTGACATATATAGAACATTACCGGGTTTAGATACCGGATTTGGATTAAATTCTAAGATAGATAATATAAAATCACATAATTTAGATAGTAATTCTGAACTAATTCTTAACAGAAAAAATATCTCAATTCATATTTCCCCATCAAATTCTATAAATTTTGACATTTATAGACAATCAAGAAATTTGGGTATTTCATTTGGTACTGCAACATTACCACCACAAACAGGAGTAACGTTTGCAGAATTTGTTAATAATTTTATACATAAACAAATTAAGAATTCAAATGTAATAAGATATAAAAAAAATTACATTACACTTGAAGATATATATACTGATTATTTATCTAAGAGTGGATTCACTTCTTTTTCGTTTATTGAATCAGAGGAATTTGTAAATAAAATTAGTCCATATTGGATACAATTAATTGAACAGCTTTTACCTTCGACTACATTATGGACAGGAGGGAACTTAATTGAAAATAATTTATTTGGTAGGTCTAAGTATCAATATAAACTAGATTGTCAACCTAAAGAATTTTTAGAAAATTTATATCCTGATTTTGAAACTACGATTGAAGAAGATTTAGAAACATTAATTGGTGAGGAAGAAAATTTTAGAGGTTTAATTAATTTATATGGAATTACATATTATCCTGTAATTGAAATTGATGGTATTGTATATGGTGGACCAACCTACACTGGATTAACTAGCGGTATGACAGTTTCTCTTAGTGGTACAACTAGTACAACAAATACTGCTAAATTATTTAATCCGTTCCCAATGACAGGATGTACGGATTTAGTAAATAACGATACAGTAAATTTACCTTTAATTTGTGATTATAAAGATTACATAAACCCTGATTTAACTAAAATAAAAAGTTTATGGTTAACTGCCTTAATTAATTTAATTGATTCTATAACAATAACAAGATATAGTTCCGGTTATGTTAATTATGGCCCATTTACAGGTTCAACAGGACAAACATATACAATTGAAACATTACCATTATTAAAATATGAAATTTTAACAAATGAAAATGGAGAGGAGATTATAAAATTTTCATCAATAAAATATGGGATTAGTCATTGTTCGGTAAAAAATTATTTTATATATCGATTTGAAACTGATTATGAAACTGTTAAGTCTGATGATAAATTATCTGTTGAAGTAACAACAGACGGAGAATCTTATTGTGGTGATCCTGTAGATTGTATTTTAACTTCAGATATATTCATTGATATAATTGGAAATAAATTTGGTGTTCAAAATGGTAATAATTGGCCATTTTATATATATACAAATTGTGTAAATACTCATAGTGAAAATAGTAGTATTCATATTGAAAAAGTTATAGGTGAAGATTGTAAATTTAAATTAACAGGAATTACTGAAAATGAAATAATTGATTTTAATATAATTGATTCAGTAAATAATGAAATAAAATTTAAGTTACTTGGTTTAAAACCAAAAATTGAATATGGTAATTGTGGATTAACTACAGGATATACTATACAACCACATATTCAGTATGAAACAAGTTATGATTATGGTTTAAAACATGATAATATCGTATTAGTTGTTCCAAGTATGTTAGTAATTAATAATGGAACAACTAATGAAAATATTGAATCATATATATCTGGTGGTACAATAACTAAAAAAACTGTTTATCAATTAGAAGTTGGTGAATATATTTTATCTGCTAATTACATCCCTATTTCAGGATTAACCAACCAACAATTTAAAGATGGTCACGATAATGGGTATTCATTTACTTTTGAGTATGATAAATTATTAGTAACAAGTAAAAAATGTTTAGGTTCTTTAAAGAAAAATATTATAACAGGAAAAACAATAAATGATGATATTGAAATATTTGAGGTTTTACCTAATACACAACTTAGAGTTTATACTAATAAATATATTGAAAATTTTGGTATTATCACAAATGGTATTTTCCATTTAGACGATAGATTCCCTGAAGAATTACAAATAAAACCAAATAATGTTATTGAACCCTGTTGTAACACTTCAGAAAAAAATTATAATAATGGTGATTTTATAATAAATCAAATTGGTGAATTAATTGAAGTAATTGAAGTTGATTTAAATTATTGTGATATTGATTTATATTTTAATTTAAATGTACAAAAAAATAGTATTCCGTTTTCAGGAGAAAATATGGTTATTTTTAATGGAAATATGAATCATCAGTTACTATTAAAACATTTTTATAGTAAACACCCGAATATTGATTTTAAATTAGGTCAATATTATTATGATTCGACTTATTGTGATATTATACCAAGTGACGAAGATTTAGAAAAATCACCATTTTCATGTGTTCCGACACCAACGCCAACTAACACACCGACACCAACTAGTACTTCTACACCAACGCCAACTAACACACCGACACCAACTAGTACTTCTACACCAACGCCAACTAACACACCAACACCAACTAGTACTTCTACACCAACGCCAACTAACACACCAACACCGACTAGTACTTCTACACCAACACCAACTAACACACCAACACCGACTAGTACTTCTACACCAACACCAACGGAGACACCGACGCCGACTAGTACTTCTACACCAACGCCGACAGAAACACCAACACCAACGGAGACGCCGACTAGTACTTCTACACCAACGCCAAC